GTTTTAAACAAGGTTCGGCTGCTTGGGTTGCTTAAAAGGTTTCATAAAATATACAACGTAAAGTTTAAGAAACATTGTCGCTGTGCTTACAGCATAAAGCCTGACCGGGTGTTTGTCTGGTGCGAGAAGTGCAAGGCATATCAAAAGCATGGGCGGTGGAAGTAATGGCAAAAAAGACCAAGACCATCGCAAAGGAGGTCGATGACGTTGCCAAGCTAATGCAAAAGCTAGTGCGGTTAAAGGCGGCTGATGAAAATGGTTATGTTCGGTGTTGCACCTGCGGAGTGGTAAGGCTTTGGAATGATCGAATGCAAGGCGCTCACTTTATCTCTCGTGGGAAATTAGCGACCAAAATAATGATAGAGAATTGTCATCCTGCTTGCGCTTACTGCAATCAATGGGCGCACAAGACCACGTTAGGCATTCTTGCATACCGCAGGTACATGATTTACTGGTATGAAGAGGACGGTGTTGATGAGATTGTGGCTCTATCAAGAACTATCAAGAAATGGACAAGAGAAGAAGTGGCAGACATTAAAGCTGATTTCTTAAAGCAGATTAAATTTCACTCAGAAAGAATTGGATGTTGATATGGAACACCTAAAAGAGTTTTGTACTGATCGACAGAAAGAGATTTTGACCGTCTTTATGGACAGCACAAGCCAACAAGACGCAGCCAATAAATTGAACATTTCGAGATCAACGGTCAAGGCCGCGATTAAAGCGATAAAGAAAAAGGCGGCACTAGCAGGAGTTGCCCCTGATCGTGATGTAAACCACCGGACGATGGAAGGATTTAACACAAAGTTTGTGACAAGCCGCTTTGATGGTGAGGGCAATCTGCAAGGCCAGTATGTTAGGCAGGAGCGTGAAAAGTTTGATCTTGATGCAATGCTGAATGATTTTAAAGAGGGTTTACAGGGCGAATTACGTGGGCTACATAAGCCTGTTGATGCCCCATCAGAAACGCTAGATAAATTGATGAATTGTTACATGATTGGGGATCACCATTTAGGGATGTATGCCTGGTCAAAAGAAACTGGAGATGCAAATTATGATACCGACATTGGGGTCAGTCTTCTTGAAGATGCCGTTGATAGTTTGGTGGCTCGTAGCCCTAATTCTAGGCATGGTCTTCTGTGCAATTTGGGTGATTTTTTTCATAGCAATAACATCAAAGGTGAAACAGCAGGTGGAACACCACTTGATACAGACGGACGATACGGAAGAACCGTCAAAGAAGGCGTAAACCTTTTAAAGCGCATTGTTATTAGGCTGTTAGAAAAGCACGAAATCGTCACCGTTTTAAACGTGAGGGGCAACCATGACAGTGATCCTGCGTTGTGGCTAAACGAGGCCATGAGAATGTATTTTGAGAATGAGCCTCGCGTCATTATTCCTGATAACTATTCCAAGTTTACTCACCTTGAGTTTGGCAACAGCCTTATTGTCTTGCATCACGGAGACAAGATTACTATGCAGCGCATTTATGAATACGTGACTAAAAACTTACCTGTTAAGTGGGGTCGGACTAAATACAGATTTGGTTGGGTTGGGCATCTTCATCACAAACAAGCAAAAGAAATTGGCGGCATGACGTTCGAGCAGTTCAACGTACTTACACCGCCCGATGCTTGGCATGCAGGGGCAGGATTTGGATCATCCCGGTCAATGACTTGCATTGTGTTATCAGAGGACTATGGCGAAGACAGTAGGGTCATTATCAACCCGGATAGGATAGAGGGGGAGAGAGATGAAAGGCTTTAGCATGGGTATGAGTACAGCAACAGCCAGTGTATCGGTAAAAAAAGATCATTCCGAACGCGACCTAAGATCGATTAAGCGATTTATTGATGCGCTATTGGAGCGCAAAAAAGAGGCAAAAAAATGATTAATTTTCAACCAGATTATCAGGATTGCGTAGACAATCACTGGGAGGATTTAACTCAAAAGTATTGGAACATTGTGGCAACAGCAAAGGGTGATGTTAAAAGAAACGCTCTACTGTCGCTAAGAGATGAGGTCACTGCAAGGGTGCTAACAATACCGCCATCAGAGGAGGAGGTATTAAACCGCAACCCTCAGATGATGGATTCGGATGATTAAAGCACTAAGGGTAATGATCGCTATCCCGATAGCGTTAATAGGGTTCTTAATTGTTGCCTTGGCGACCGCGTTGGTTTGGTCGGGGGCTTATATTGTTAATGTTGCACAATGGATGAGTGAGTAATTATGAGCGAGTTGATGGCTATGTTGACCGCAAGCGCACCACCTTTAAACTCAGTCAGAGGATCATCAAGGGCAAAGATCACCGCCTCTGATGTGGCCGCATGTTTAACATCATGCAACAGGCACACTTATCTGTTCGGGTTGGCTAAATTCTCACTCGATACTAGCTCACGGCAAGAGTTAAACACGCTTGCTGTTTCAATGGCTCGTAGGCAGTGCTTTAAGCTATCAGAGGGCGAATCTAAGCGCGTTCCTGACCTTCTTGGTCTAGTTGCATTGCGGTTAGCTATCGGGGCTAATAAATGCCCTAAGTGCCGTGGGGTGGGGGAGATAAAATCAAACAGTGAATACCTTAAATGCCCCTCATGTCTAGGCGAGGGCAACAAGAAACTTAGCATCCGAAATCTAGAGAAGATTCTGGAGGTAAGTCAATGGCGATCACGTAAGGTTTGGCAACCGCGCTTAACCATATTGCTATCGGAGTATGCCGTGATGGAGTCAGATATAAGCCAAGCTATCCATCAAGGGTTGAGAGAGTGACAGGGTAACGGACAAAAGGTTGCACTTTATGTCCTTGTCAATGATAAAACATCGCACCTTTTATCAGTAAGCACAAACTACTGTATAAATAACCACTGTATAGATTGACAGTACACACAAAGTATGATCTAATTTACCAGACTAGCCGTTCCCCTACTTTTTCGGCTGACTCCCGATCTTATACCGCCTCTTTTGGCGGTTTTTTTGTTTAAAGGCGGCTCTTTTTTAGAGTGACCTGTGCTGTCCGATTGAAGCGACCAACTCCCTTATAGTCGTGGGGCAGCCAAACTATCCAAGAGGCAGAGCATGAGAACTTCTGAACCCGGAAAGGAATTTATAAAAGACTTTGAAGGTTGCAAGCTAGAAGCGTATCAATGTTCTGGTGGAGTATGGACTATTGGTTATGGGCACACTCGTAACGTCCAAGAAGGCGACAAGATCACTAGCAAAGAAGCTGATGCCTTTCTCGTCAAAGATATTGAGATGGTTGAGCATCACGTTGATCGCCTGGTTAATGTTCACCTGCTAACAAATGAGTGGGATGCAGTCGTTTCTTGGTGCTTCAATTTAGGTTGTGGAAACCTAAGAGCAAGCACAATGCTTAGAGTTATCAACGCGGGTGACATTGATAAGGTATCAGAGCAGATTGTTAGATGGGACAAAGCGGGGGGCAAGGTTGTTGCAGGATTAACTAGGCGCAGAAAAGCAGAGGCACAACTATTTGATAATGCTGTATACGATCATAAGCCTAAACAGTCTCAGCCAAAAGCTAAGGCCACATCTAATGGATAATCACGGAAAAGATTTAATGGACGTAGCGGCTGCATCAACTGGCATTTTATCACTTGCCGCATGGCTACCACCAACGGCATCTCTATTCACTATCATATGGCTTGGGTTAAGAATCTATGAATCTAAGACCGTCCAAGATTTAATTAATAAGAAATGAAGAATGGCAAACAAGGCGAGGGGGGTGGACAGCCACCAATCGTCTTTAATGATGACCAGGTTATTGAGTTAAAGGCTCTTGCGGCTGTATTAACTAAAGGTCAAATTGCTGATTACTTTGGCATTTCAGAGACTACTTTGAGAGCAATTGAGTCGCGTCAACCCGAAGTAAGTGATGCCTATAAAAAAGGCAGAGTTAAACAGATCAGTGACATGGGTTCTAACCTGGTTAAATTAGCCACAGAGGGCAACGTGGCGGCTAATATCTTCTACCTAAAGACTCAGGGTGGTTGGAAAGAGGAACAGCCAGAAGCTCAAGAGATACCTCCTATTAATATCGTGGTGGATAGTCGTGCAACTAACGCTACCGCAGAGTGAGATATTCTTAAATCAATCAAGGTTTAGAAGTGTTGTTGCAGGTAGGCGTTTTGGCAAAACATTTTTATCAACCACTGAATTACTTAAAGCAGCGACAAGCGGCAAGAATCGCAACTGTTGGTATGTCGCTCCAACATACGGTTCAGCAAAAGAGATTGCATGGGATATGCTCATCGCAACTATCCCTCACGAATACGTTATAAAGACAAACGAAACCTCCCTCACGATTAAGTTAATCAACGGCTCAACTATCTCTTTAAAGGGTGCGGAAAAGCCTAATAACTTACGAGGACGAGCGTTAGACTTTGTTGTGCTTGATGAGTTTGCTGATATGCGCCCAGAGGCATGGTTTGAGGTTCTAAGGCCATCGCTATCTGATAGGCACTCAGAGGATAGCCCGACAAGAGCGTTGTTTATAGGCACTCCCAAAGGCCGCAATCACTTCTATGATTTATGGGCTAAAGGCATCGACGGTGCTGATGAGTGGGACAGCTTCCAATATACAACCATTGAAGGCGGTAATGTATCCGCTAGTGAGATCGAGCAAGCAAAGGCTGATCTTGATGAGCGCACCTTCAACCAAGAATACTGCGCTCAGTTTGTTACCTATGCAGGACTGATTTACTACAACTTTGAACGCGCCTCCTCAGTCGTTAAGTTTAAGGATGATGGTGGTGTATTGCACATAGGGATGGATTTTAACACCGACCCGATGAGTGCAGTAATCGCCTTACGTAAAGGCAATAATCTTATATGCATAGGCGAGATAGTCATCTTTGGCAGCAATACAGATGAGATGGTAAAAGAGATACATCAACGCTATCCCAATCGACAGATCATTATTTACCCTGATCCTGCCGCTCGTCAAAGAAAGACATCAGCAGGGGGTAGAACAGACCTCTCGATATTACAAAATGCGGGCTTTATGACTAAGGCCAAACAATCCCACCCGGCTGTCCGTGACCGCATCAACGCGGTTAATTCACGGCTTAAGTCAGGCAGTGGGGAAAGACATCTGTTTTTCACGGATAAGTGCAAGCAAGCGATTAAGTCGCTAGAGCGGCAGACTTACAAGGAAGGAACGAGCCAACCTAACAAAGATGATGGCTATGACCATGCTAATGATGCCCTTGGCTACATGGTCGAACACCTCTTCCCCATTAAGACAGATTATAAAATAACACAGCCTACGCGGTGGACTTAGATGGCAGACATTGAATACACAACACCAGAATACGATAACCATAAGGAAAGTTGGGAGTTCTACTTGCGCTCGTACATGGGTGGACAAGACTACCGTGATGGATCGTTTCTGACCAAATATGTTAATGAGGACAATGACTCATACGGTCGCAGAATCGACCTAACCGCAATGGACAACCATTGTAAAAACATCGTCCACATATACAGTAGCTTCCTATGGCGCGTCCCACCGACTCGATCTTTTAACTCGTTAGCTAATAACGTAGCCCTTGAACCATTCCTCAAAGATTGTGATCTTGATGGGCGCTCATTGAACACCTTTATGCGTGAAGCGCAGGTATGGGCATCAGTGTACGGCAATGTTTGGATTATGGTGGATAAGCCTAAATCTAACGCAGGGACAAAGGCCGAAGAACTGGCGCAAGAGATTCGCCCTTACTTGACCCTATTTACCCCTGAAAACGTGTTCGATTGGAAGTACGAGAGAACCCCTAGCGGTCGATTTAAGCTCGTTTATCTAAAGGTTAGGGAAAGCATTCAGCATGTCTCTGACACAGAGGTCGAGGCTTATTACAAGGTCTGGACAGAAGATAAAATTAAATCCTATGTCTCCTCAAACGGCAAGGAAAAGAAAGTCGATGAGATGGACAATCCGTTGGGTCGTATCCCGGCTGTGTTTCTTCCTGCACAACGATCAGTCACCAGAGGCATCGGTATATCTGATCTATCTGATGTGGCATATATGCAACGCGCTATCTACCAAGAGTTATCAGAGATAGAGCAGCTTATACGGATATCCAACCATCCCACCTTGGTGAAGACCTTTGGCACAGATGCAAGTGCCGGGGCAGGGTCGGTCATTAACTTACCTGATGACATGGATCAAGGTCTTAAGCCTTACCAAATGCAACCCAGTGGACAGAACCTAGACGCTGTTCGTGCATCGATAACCGATAAGGTCGAGGCCATTAACCGAATGACTCATATGGGCGCGGTTCGCGGTACAACGGCAGTGACAGCATCAGGCGTTGCTCTTGCAACAGAGTTCCAGATGCTCAACAGCAAGCTATCAGAGAAAGCTGACATATTGGAGTTAGCAGAAGAGCAGTTATTTACGCTGTTCTGTGATTGGCAAGACGTTACCCCTGATGTGGAAATCTCCTATCCAGACTCGTTTGATCTTAGAGACTACGACAAAGAACTAACCTTCTTGCAACAGATACGCGCCAGTGGTGTTCGCTCAGTCACCTTAATGC